CTTAATCCAGCGCACACCAGCCCACAATCCAGCTTCAGCCGTGAATTTCCGACCAGTCTGGTTGTAGTTCTGAACATCCAACCAGTCGCCACCGGCGGCAGTACGAATGTCATGAACCACACGTGAGGTGGTGATGCAGGCGATGACCGGTCCACCGTCTTCAGTTGAGACCACACCAGGAACGTCATGGTCTTCAAGATGAGCACGAACCGTCTCTGCAAAGTCTGGGTCAAACAGTTCCGTTGCAATCAGACCAGCACGAGTAGTTGCAACGCCAGCATAGGATGGGTATGGATGCTGAAGCATCGCATTCCGCATTTGGATGTCCAAAACATCGGAAAGTTGCTGACCAACTTTGTCTTTGATAATCTGCTCAAAGCCAGGACTAAAGTACGTGAAGACTTTGTTGTAATCAGACCACTTCATGATGTCGTGGTACATCGATAGCCCGATGGAAATGGTCCGACTGTCGAGAGAACCACCCTTATACCAGATGGTTGACTCAGTCGTGGCATTCCAGTTGGGCTCCAGGTCATAGACCTCGCTAAAGGTCATCGACATGGTTTTGATTGATTCGAAGTCCTGTTTTACCTCGGCGTAGGGCACGAGGATAGACTTCATACGAATGGTGTCAAGTAACACCTCTTCGTAATAGGCACGTTGCCAGGTGGGTAACGTCGGAGACGTAAAGCCCTGGATTGCGCCAGTCTCGTAAGTTGCAGCCATAGTAAACTCCTTATTTCAGATTATGGCCGACCTTACTCCACTCCTCAAATCGTCTTTGCTTTTCCTTTGGGTCACCAGTCGAGTTGACATAAGCTCGCCACGCCGCTTCATCTTCTATCGGCGGTAGTGTTTGGGTAACTGGAGGAACACTACTGACTGGAGGTGTTACACCACTCAACAGTTGTCTCTCCCGCGCCTGCACTTGTCCATCACTCCATTTGAGCATCCCAGACATAATCTCTTTCAAGACAGTCGGGTCCTCAATAGAAGGGATAGAATCGGCTACCTCAACTAGGTCGGGTCTACCAAGCTCTTTAGCAATGTCTAACTTACGCTTTAGAGCACGTAAGCTAGTGATTTCGGACTCGAGTTCGGTCTTAGCCTTTACCAGTTCGGATAGTTGCTTATCTCGCTCTCCAACTGCGACTGTTTTTTCCACGTCTTTCAGGTTGACCTGTGAGCGAAGCTGCTCAGCATCAGCGAGGGCTTGCTCATATTTAGTCTTCCATTCGGCAGTCTCAGCATTCAAGCGATTGATGACTGTGGAAGTTCCTTTGTAGCGAGCTTCCCAGTCCTCGGAAATCTTCGCAGGCTGTGCAGGAGGTACAACCGGAGGAGTAACAGGGGTTTCCGGTGTTGTTTCTTGCTGCTCAGTTGTTTCAGGCATTTTCTGTCTCCCGTTTTTCTAATGCCCGAGGGTTTCCCCTCGGGCTTATTTTCTTACGCCCACGCCAAGATGTAAAGCGTCTCGGCGGCAGACCAGTCAACAGTTGACAAGTTGTCAATCTGAAGACCAGAAGCGAGGATGGTGCAGCCACCATTCCAGGCTACCTTAGCACCAGTTGCAGTTGTACGAACATCAATCACAACCGCAGTAGGAACAAAGTCGAGAGGAACAAGCAGGTAATCAGTTGCAACCTCAACCGCATTTGGAACACGTGCGATTGCAGCTAACGACAGAGAACTCGCAAGAGCACCGTCGTGAAGTGCCGCAGCATCCCAAGCATTGTTGACGCCAGACAGCGTCTCGGTTGTAGCCGTTGCGTCAGGACCGATGATGTCGTGGTAAACCAGAACAACATTGGCACTGACACGGATTGCGGTCACATTCTCGGTACGAGCGGGGTCGTTGATTGCAGCTACCAGCGCAGTCGTGAACTCGCCAGCAGTAGGTTCAACGCCAATCCGTTCAGTACCAAGAATAACACCGTCCCAGATGTTGCTGATGTGGGTCAGACCCTCGGTTGTAGGAACGTCAGGTTTGATTCCACCAGCGATAGCAGTCACAACGAGGTCGTCGCCAGCAAATGCGGCACCACAAGTAACGAAAGCACTTGCGGGATTGGCGTTTGCGCCACCAGCGGTCCAGGTTGCGCCACCCTTCAGGGCAATGACGATATTCAGTTTGGTATGGGCTTCACTATCACCCATGTCGATTTCGCCATCAGCACCCGCAGTGTTCTTCGGGACGAAGGTGTACGTCTTTGTGCCGATGACGATAGTGTCACCAGCGGTCACAGGCTCAGCGATGGTTAGCTTGCCCTGCGCTTTGACGGTACTACCAGCACTCAGATTGAGGCGAACACGACCAGCAGTGACGTGAGAAACGTCACGAGTATCAACCTCGTAGACATCTGCGCCAATAGTCACGGTCTCAGCATCAACAACCGCAGCAGCTACACGTAACTGACCGGTAGCTTTGCGACCTTTACTGGCAGGGATGGAATTCAGTTGAGCCGCAGTCGAGGTCATCTCTGTACCAGCACCAGCACCCAGGAACAGCTTGGCGAGGTGAAGTTCATCGAGGTTCTTGTCGGTGCCAAGCACAGCGGTTTTGCTTGCCATAGCCACGCCAACGGAAGGACCGTCGTTGAAGTTCAACTCAGCAGCACTGGCAGTCATAGCGGTACCGGCACCAGCACCAATCTTGAGACCACCTTCGGTAATAGCAAAGGTATCGATATGCTTGTCGGCGCCAACCGCCAGCAACTTACTTGCCTCGGTAACGCCTTTTACGGCAGGAACATCACCCAGACTACCAGCGTCGGCAGCAATAGCCGCGGCAACCTCGGTGAGCACAGTGGTCATCGAGGATTTGAACAGACTTGCTTTGAGGAGATTTACAATCGTTGTAATCTTTCCAGCAGTTAAGTAAGCCATTTTTCGTTACTCCTTCATCCTTTAGTCACAAGACTCGAGAATACTAACCAGGGGAATTCCGCTCAACTACAGCGGTAACTCCATAGGTTTTGCCTTCAGCGTTAGCCCACTCGATGAGGAGCGAGGTTCCCGGAGCGATGTATGCCGGTACGCTGGAAATATAAAGGTCAGTTACAGCTTGCATTGTAAGTGTATAAAGAACCGTGGTGTAAGCTGCACTATCACCTACATACTTGATGGTGATATTGCCAGCGCCTCCTTGAGCGACGCTAACATGCACATACACACCTTTCAGTTCTCCACCGGCTGCTGGAGCAGGCACCGTCATTGATAGTGCCGCAGCACCAGTAGCGCATTTCCTTGTAAGCGACATACCTCACTCCTTTCTAGTGTTTCCACTTCTTTGCTGCTCCCGCAAAATTCGCTTTCTTTCGGATTGCAGCACTCTTATTTTTCTTACCGGCTGCTACACAAGAACTATTAGCGCCGCTAAACCCGTGTGCTTTGCACCACTTTGTAAAGGTACCCTTCTTGCTTTCCTTGATATGGATACCTGATTTCTTTTTCTTTTTGGTTTTCTTCTTAGCGAGCACCTTGACCTCCTTCGTTAGGATTGTTTCCGGTAGCCGCATTCATCCCCTTTGGTTTTGCCTTCTGCTCCTCTTGCCGTAGAACCGATTGCTTTTCTTGCTGAATTATTGTGTTCTCTGCTTGCTGCTCCAGGAGTTCTTTCTGTACTTCCCCAGGAGAGCGCTTGTACAAATCGTCATCATTTAGCATCTCGATAATTCTTCCTACCTCTGAAGTACCATGTCCTAGTTCCTTTACGGCAGTCTCCAGACTTATGGTAGGTGGTACAGTTGCTAATTCTTTCTGTACTTGGTCTGTTATGGCAGCTTTGTCACGAGGGAGGATGGATGCAAAATGGGGGATTAGTTCACGATTGATTAGTTTCTTTAGAGCTCGTTTAGTAGCTCCCCCTAAATCAACTGAGATATCTTTCTGGTCCAGTATCATGGCGCTCTTAGCCATTGCTCTGGATAGACCAGAACCAAAATAACCACGACTGCGTGAGGTTGCTCTAATGAGTGGATACATCTTGACCTCGAGGGATACACCAGTACGTTGACTGGTTTCCTCGAGACCTAAAGCAATAGGAGGAGTGTTCTCGCTGGTAAGTCCCCAGTCGTAAACAAACTTGATGTAATCGAATGTACCAGTTGGAAGTGGGTTCTTTGCCTCCAGTATTCCTACTACTGGAGGATTGGATGCACCGAGGGTCTTACCTAAGTCCCAGAGTATGTTAGCTCCTACTGGATAGTTTTGAGTATTGAAAGACTTGGGGAGGTTGTAACCATATCGGATAGGATGAGAGTTGTAGTTGACAGCCTCCCCTAAATCAGCCACTCGCATGTTAAGCTCGTCTTGAATACGTATGATGTCTTCAGTAAGACTATCTCCATAGTAATGTGTAGTCCGTAGACGAGGAATGAATTCGTAAGGTACAAATCCCCATGGGTTCTGCCCGGAGTACTCTTCTAATGGGGTCTCATCCAATCGGTTCGTGTATTCTGTTTGTGTCCAGTGCTCAACCCGATTGACGATATCTTTCGAAGCGCTATAACCATATTTAGCCTTCGCCTGCTCACGGGTCATTGCTACAACTACATAGACCTCGAGTAAGGTATCTAAATCGTCAGGGTCCCAGATTGGATAAAAGCTATCGATTGGAATGCGGCTCCAACGAATGAAGCCAGGTACTTTTGCTGAACCAAATGCCGGTGAAATCTTTAGAACACTTCCCCCGTATATCTCTCGGTCAACCGCCAACTCCCATAGCTGGGAGTTAGCGTTATTAGAGCGAAGAATGGTCTGGGCAAGCTCTGAAGCCTCTTTATCCGCAGTATCTACTACTCTGTTCTGAGGAGGCTCAAAAGTAACTACATTCTCTTCCCAGGCTCCGAATAGACTATCAGCTTGCGTTTGACACAACATCTTTACTAAATTGAGACCGATTGGAAACAACTCGGGGTCATCTGAACTGGGTGCATCCGATTCAATTTTTTCTTTGAATATTTCCCCAGTAAAATACCTTCTGCGTTCAGCACGCAGAAGATACTCGCTCTCCCAAGTTTGGATTGTTTGAGGGGATATATCTTGTGACCAGTTTAGGACATCACTAAATAATTCTAAGCCCATAATACAAAAACCAGAGGGATTGCCTCTGGTTTTCCAGTCGGAATGTCCAACTTGTTTAACCTAACTTGATTTGTTTTATTCCCTTGAAGCCTTTATATTCAAAATCTTGTTCCACAAAAACTGGAGATGAACTTACTATCCGAATGCTGCTAAAAAAGTTATTACCACCTTGAATGATGTCCACCAATCGCTTGGTTGCTTCATTGACCTCGACGTTTACTTTTTTACCTTCAGCATCTTCTATCTCCACATTGTCAAGTGTCCCGTACTCGATTTTTCGGATTGCTCCGATTAAATCTTTGACTTCAAGGGATACTTGTACAATAAATGTTACCATATGGTAATACTCCTGTCAACTAACGCTTCCGATAGTCGCGAGTATAAATCTTACTTGTCATACCTGTCTGTGTCATTGTCCCCTCCTGTTGGATAGAGTGCCTTATCGGTCTTGTAAACTCCCGAGGTGTACCAATGGTCTGCGAGAGGTGTAAATCTGCGTGTAATAACTCCACCACACTCGCAAAGATTACCAAAGCGTGGAGGATTAGGAGAGGTTCCAATCTTCCCTTCTACCTCATAGATTTCTCTACACTTCTGGCATTGAAATAGAAACTTCATAACGACCTCCGCACCGATGTTACTGTTATGTCTAATATCACATGGATTGTATCTGAAATCACCATTCCTAGGGCAACCCAGGGAAGTATGGGATATACAGGGGAGATGTCTATCTTAGCAAAATAAAAAAGCACCCAAATGGGTGCGCAGATATAAAAAATACGGAATGCTGTACCTATAACAGGTCCATGGGACAATAAGGAACGATGGTAAGTAATGCGAGAGTAAGGCCAGGTAAAAAGCCAAGGCAACCATTCAATTGGTCTCTGTCTAGGAAACCTTCTACGCAAGTCCATGTCTGGATTGATATAGAGAGTAATAAGGAACCCAATGGATATCCCGAATAATTCTTGTGCAAGAAAAATGCGATAGTAATAAAGCATAAGAGCTATAACGGCTCCATGCGTAGCGAAAGTTGCTATAGTATGACTTTTACCATTAGGCATTTTTATCTTGCATGTTTTCTTTAAGTCTGCGTTTCATTACTTCATCCGATATAGTTACACCTGTCAAATCGAGATATTCATCGTGTAACTTCCTAATATATTCAAATAACTGCTCTTCCTCGTTAAAAACGAAAGTTCCAGAACTTCCCGAATTGTCAAAGGCAATAAAACCATTTTCTGCCATATCAATTATTATGCGTTTCATCTTCGCCTCCGTCTCGAGTAGCTTGCTCTGTTATGCCGATTGTAATTGTACTGGTCGTGAGTTTCTTTGGTCATCTGATTAGCAGTAGCTGACTGGGCTACAAACATCAGCATTGCCATCATCATTACAATGTCTTGGGGGATTTTATTCTTCTTGGTATCGAGGTCTGGGTCATACGAGGTGAGTTGTCGCTCTATTCCCCGAATGTAGGGCATTCTGAAGTCATGACTGGTAATGGTATCCTGGAGAACGTTTATCATTGCCTTCTTATCAGCGCCAAAGTTAATTCCATCTGTCTCAATACTCTGACGATAGAAGGCAATTTCCTGCATCCACTTTTGGTCTCCAGTGGTATCAAGTACTTTGTGCATTGGGCGGTATTTTCTGCGAGCATAATCGTATCTCTCGAGGAAGGGGGTAATAGAACCTGTGCCAGAGACCCATTCAAAATACACCAGGGTCCATGGATTGTGTGAGATGTCCAAAACACCGATAGGGGCACTCCCCCTTTCTGGAAAGTTACCGGAACCGGGGTCTCCAGCCATAATATAGATACCGTCTGGGGTATAAGGCATTTCCCATTTAATGACACCATGTCTGGCATGTTCCTGTATATCCCACCCTGCGGCAGGATTTCCTGATTCTGGTCTAATCTTTTCGTAAGCTGTATTGAGTAGATTGTAATCAATACAAGCTCTCACATGTGTAGCAGGGAACCTGGCTAATCCATAAGTAGGCCAATTACCTAGCATCTCAACCTCTATCTCTTCATCAGACAACTCAGCTTCCATCGCCTCGATATCTTGTTTCGAAAGATGAGTATTCTGATAGGTAGTGACTTGCGAGGATAGATACATCGGTATCTTATTCTCGCTGAGTACAAAGGTATGATGTCCAGGGATACCCCTCTCGAAGCGCTGCCTTAGCCATAGTACGTCTGTTGGAGTGGATACTACGTCTAGCCTTCCCATACGAGGTGTACCGTCTGGACGCTTTCCACGCAAGCGAGTACGTAAGACCTTGATACAATCGTCTACTGGGTCAAAGCCTGCCTCATCTCGTAAGATACGGTCAAACTCATCACCACGGATAAGCTTAGCGCCTTGCTCACCAAAACCTGATGTACGCCACTCCCACTCAGCATAGTTGTAAAACTGAACCCACGGCCAGGGTTTCTTCCTCATATCAATTACGAGGTGCTCAAGATGTGGATTTCCTTGCATCCATTGCATGAATACATCATAGGATAGCTCGGCTTGCTTAGCAGTTATAGATGTAGTCAATGCTCTGAACCAGGGAGTAGTTATACAGTCGATTGCCATTGAAGCAGTCTCTAGGACTGTCTTACCGGCGCCAACCCCCCAGATTTCAGTTAGATTAGGTGAAACAGCTTGGTGAATGGCATATTGATATGGAAGAGGCTGCCAGCCTCGAAAGTACCAACCGCAAGCGATATGAAAGCATCTATTCTCCCTAAGTGCAATAGGGAGCATCTGTTTATCACCTGCGGTCAGATATCCCATATCTATCCACGATTAGCCTCGAGGCGTCCTTTCTCTCTGTCTCTTATCCACCGGTCTCGCCCGTTCTGAGCAGAACTGGGGTTGATAGACTGATTGTAAGTAGCAAACTCAGAAACGATTTCTCTGGCACTCGGAACCTCATTATGATTTTTCCAATGACTTACCTTATCATTGGCAGTTAGCCAGTCATAAACATCCTGAGATTTCGAGTGAACCTGTTCAACTTGGTGTTCAACTTTACCAGTTTGTTCAACTTG